GTGTACTTCTAATGAGGTGCCTTATGTTTAAAGGTATGAACGGCGTCCAGTTGGTCGCCATCACAGGAGCTGTAACGCTCCTTTTTTCTTGCCTCGGACGTTTCTTAATGATGAAAACGGAAGACGGCGAAAACGTTTTTGCAGTGCTTTTAGCAGTTTCGTTGTTGTTCGCCTCAATCGTTTTACCGTTCTTTTTCGTAGGGTGGTTTTAATGCAGTACACGCCTAGAACGTGTCCGGGGCCGGGCGATTTATGGCAACTGAGCAGACAAGAAGAAAAACGCGAAGCAGAGTATGAGCGGCTGCTCGAAAAATTCTTTGAAGAGTACATCCATCGCTACTGCGATGAGCACATCAACGAGCTTGCTGAAGCTGGCGAGGATGAACGGCACCCCGAAATCGAACCGATATTTGACGCGTATCTAAAAGATCACGATTGGCGCAAATAAGGAGGTTTACAAATGTCGAAAATGATGAATTGGATGATGAATGAGGCTGAAGAAGGCCGTTTCGAGTTTCATGAGCCACCAGACTATCCCGACGAAGCGGAATACTACGGGCATGGTTTTACGTTCGCTGAGGCTAGAGAGCTTTTAGGGAACGCTCCTAAAGAAGCTCAGATGACTGACGAACAACTCGATGACTTCGCTAACTACGTCACGAAGAACTCAAAAGCAAAAGAAAAGGATTTCATCCCTTTTGAGCAAGACGAAATCCCATTCTAATCAGTCAAACATGAACGGTAATCTACGAGAGGCGCCCACCGCCTCTCAAATATAGATTTAGTTCAATCGCGATAAGGATAACACTAAATGAGCTACAGTTGTTTAATCTTGGGGGACTCAGGAACTGGTAAGACGTGTTCACTGAGAAACCTAGACCCATCAAAATGCTTACTGATTCAGCCAGTGCGTAAGCCTTTGCCATTTCGTAATCTCGGCTGGAAAGAAAGAAAAGAAAAAGGCGATGGCGGAAACGTTTTTGTTACGACAAACACGTTTTACATGCTCGAAGCTATGAAGCGAGCGACAGCGGACATCATCATCGTTGACGATTTTCAGTACATTCTCTCGTTTCAGTACATGCAAAGACGTAATGAAAAGTCGTTCGATAAATTTCTCGACATTGGCGGCGCTGGCTTCGACATCTGCAAACTAGCCTCAGAGCTTGCGGAAAATAAACGAGTCTACGTACTTGCGCACACTCATACTGAGGACGGCAGGACACGCATTAAAACGCTCGGGAAACTGCTTGACGACAAAATCGTTTTAGAAGGAATGTTTACTACTGTTTTACGTACAGCCGTAGACGGCGATAACTACCTCTTTTCTACGCACAATTCAGGAAGCGATACGGTCAAGTCGCCTATGGGTATGTTTAGCGAGCACTTCATAGAAAACGATCTAGCCGCTGTGGATAGAACTATTTGCGAGTTCTACGGAATCGAAGCAGCACCCTCTCATATTTCATTAACTAACAAAAGGATAGAAAATGCGTAATACTAAATTTAGTCTCAACGTTAAAAACGCTCGTACCGTTGGCGGCGCGTCATACATCACAACGTCCGGCGCTTACATCGGAAAAATCACGGCGGCACGTATCTACGACACACCGAAAGGAGCGACGATGCTTGCGCTTGATTTTGAATCGAACGACGGCGAAAAGGCACACATGCAGACATGTATTTACAAAGATGACGGCACAGAAACATTTGCACGTGCGATTCTTGACAGTCTTATGACTGTATTCAGACTTCGTGACCTTGAAGCCGTACAAGGAAAATATCGCGATAGAAGCGGTAAAGAGCAGACTGGCTACTTCTTTAAAGAGCTTATGAATAAGTCTGTAGGATTGCTTATTCAGGCTGCCCCTGAGGAATATTTGCAAGGCGGAGTAATTAGAAACATGATTCGCTTGAATCTCCTTACGCCTTTCGATGCAAACACTCGACAGAATGCTGCTGAGATTCTCGATAACGCAGAAGCTAAAGCAGTTGACGCGAAACTCAAGAATCTAAAAGATAAGCCGCTCAAGAAGTTGCCTCCAGAAAGAGCCGCTGAGCAGTTTGAGCAATCTCCGGCTCCAGCGTCATACGACGATATTCCCTTCTAAGCTAACCTATAAGAGCGGAGCTAATAACTCCGCTTTTTCTTTAAATGAAACTTTACGAAATTCCGTTTTCATTACGTAAAGCGCTCGATGACGTAACGTATAACGAAGAAACTAAGACCGTCGAAGGACTTGATGAATACAGAGATTTAGCCGAAGAAGCTAAAGACAAACTCGAAAACACAGCTTTTTACTTATGTGAACTTGAGCATGACGAAGAAGCGATTAAGTCCGAAATTAAGCGTTTAACGTCACTTCTTAAGTCAAACAGGAATAAGCAAGACACGATTAAAAAGCTCATGCTTGAAGCTATTCAGGCGTTTCCAGAGCACAAATTAAAGACCGCAAAAGTCTCTATGTGGGTTAAAAAGACAGTCTCGCTAGACATTGATAACGAGAACGAAATTCCGTCGGAATACTACAGAGAAAAACGGACTATCGAACTCGATAAAACTAAGCTCAAAAACGACCTCGAAGAAGGGGTATTCGTTCAAGGCGCTCAGCTTAAAGAAAATCAATTCATTCAGATTCGATAGGTACTTTATGAAATTAGATTTTCTTTGGAAAGATCACGAGTTTTACGTAATGGCAAAAAATAAGAAACCGCGAAAGTCGTACAAGGCCCGTCCGATTCATTCGACGGGCTGTTTTTTTAGACGCGCTGATATCGACGAAGTTAAAGACATTATCAACAAAGCCGGACTGATCTTTGAGATCGTATTAAAAACTGGACGCGCTACAGAATTGCACATGAATCTCGCCGAGGACGTTTTGAATTGGGGCGGGATGTTACTTTTTGATCGTCGCTGGAAAGGACAAGAAGCGACTGTAGACGAATTTCAGCGCGAGCACTGGAAAGCGTTACATGCGTTCGGAGCAATCGTAAAACGAAAAAATGCAGGCAAGACTCAAGGATACGTCGGTACAGCAGAAGAATTAGAGATTATTAGTTACGTAGGCGGCGAAGTCGTTCGTTTGCTTAAAGAAGCGATGGAGCTAGCGCCTTTTCGTACTCTCAAAGAATTTCTCGCAGTACGTCAAATCGTAGGCGAGCGCGTTAACCAAGGCGGTACGAAATTAATACAAGGTATCGAAGCGTCAGCGCGATCGGTTCTTAATCAAAGACGATTTAGTCGTCCGGAGTAAATCACCAGTGAAAAAGAAAGAATACGTAAGTAAAGAGCAGTTAGACGCAGCCACAACATATTAGGACTTAATGATGAACAAAATTGAAATTCATAAATCGTTATGCGATCAGTTAAATGACATTTACAGCCGCAAAAACGCAGATTACGGCGATTCGTTCGCGAAAGTACGTAGAGAAGTACCTAACGCGATTCTCGTTAGGCTTATGGACAAAATGGAGCGCATTAAAACGCTGTTACTCAATGGCGAACGCTTGCAAGTCGCGGATGAGAAAGTCGATGACACGTTACTCGACCTAGCGAATTATTGCTTGATGGAAGTCGTTGAACGTCGTAACGATAAAAAGGCGAAGGCATGAGATACATCGTTAATCATCCGCAATCTTATTTATAGGGCGTTTTTTTACGACAGCGTCTTTTTAATTGGTGGAATAAATGACAAATAGATTAGTTTGTTGGTTTTCTTGCGGTGCCGCAAGTGCTGTAGCGACGCATACTGCAATCGAGATTAACAAGAAAGAGCATCGCTTTGATGAGGTCGTAGTCGCGTATACCGAAGTCAGAGAAGAGCACCCCGACAACAAGCGATTTTTAAAAGACTGCGAACGCTGGTTCGGAGTACCGATTACGGTTTTACGTAATGAAAAATACGACGGCTCTATCGTTAATACTTTTGATAAATGTCGCTATATGGCTGGCATTGCTGGAGCACCCTGCACGCGTCTATTAAAAAAGGAGGTTCGTAAAAGTTTCGAGAAACCTACTGATACTCAAGTTTTCGGCTACACAATCGAGGAAAAACGACGCTTAGATAGATTTATCGACGCTAACAATAACGTAAAAATCTGGGCGCCGCTGATCGACTTCGGACTTACTAAAGCCGAATGCCTTGAAATCCTTGAGCGCGCTGACATCGCATTACCTGCGATGTACAAATTAGGCTATCAGAATAACAACTGTATCGGCTGTGTGAAGGGGGGGGTGGGCTATTGGAATAAAATACGGGTTGACTTTCCGGACGTGTTTCAAAAACGTGCTGAGCAGTCGAGGCGCCTAGGCGCGAGACTATGCAACTTTCAAGGGAAACGAATGTATTTAGACGAATTGCCGCCCGACGCTGGAAACTATCCGACGGAGATCATGCCGGAATGTGGCATAGCGTGTGAATACGTTTTAGACATCACTAAATGACGAAATTAAAAGACAAGAAAGCCGCTTAACCGCGGTTTTTTTTATGGACTGAACAAATGGAATTGAACGAAAAAATTGAAGCGATTGCTGACAAATACGGATTAAATATCCAGTCAGTCAAACTCGCAGAAGAATGCGCAGAATATGCTGCTGCCACCCTCAAAATTGTTTACTACCAACTGCTGAACGATAACAGTCTCATTCTCGGTCTTGACAAGAAAATTGTTGCAGAGAAACTCGATGAGTCACGAGGCAAAGGGACCGAAGAATTAGCAGATGTTCTGCTTCTTTCGCGACAGCTTGAATACATCATCAACAAATACCCGGAAGCTAGTGAGACGATGAACAAGCTCATGTCTGAAAAGGCCGACAGACAGTTAGAACGAATAAAAGAAGGACGAAAACAATGAAAAAAATGAATCACTTAAAAATTTCTCTCAAACACAATACAGACAAAATCGAAATTCCTGACTGGACAAAAACGATCATTCTCAACGCTGATACCTACGAAGCATACAGCGACGAAAAACTAAACGCGATTTATAACCTATTCGCAAAAACGCTCGGAATGACCGCTGACGAAGCACGTCAAAAATACACATGTCGTTTTTACGTACGTTTCAATCAATCGTATTCAGAGTATTACGTCGAGTTTTTCGATTCTATCGAAAACATGAATAAAAAACGTTTTTGAGGTGAGTTATGGTTGAAATTGATTACAGACGCTTAGGCGCTGAAGTAAAGAAAGATTTTCTAACTTTTGACGATATTTGTTTGCGTATGGGTTTAGCTAAAGGCTCGCCAACGGCTCGAAAAATCGTCGAGGAAAAAGATTTTCCCCTACCCATCGCTTTTTCTGCAAATGGTCATCGTCGCTGGTTTACGAAAGACTACGAGCAATGGGTGGAGAAGAAAAGAATACAAAGATCAAACCTTGCATTCATTAGCTCAGCCGCTTAGCTATCTCCGAGGCGGATGCGCGATAATATCTCTGAAGCATTTGCAAATCTTTATGCCCCGTTTGACGTGCTAAGGCTAAAACGTCCAAACGGGGTTGCCCTGTTTTTGGATCAGGCGACGCGGCCCACGTTGCGAACGTAGCGCGCCCGTCATGAAAATTCAACCCTTCTTTGATTAAATTCCCGTGAGAGTCACGGACTTCGCCTAGTCCGGCTCTATCTCTTAAACGTCGCCAGAGAGCGTCTCGATTCGTCTGATTGAGGAATGCAAATGCTCTAGGCGAACTACCAACTCTGCATGAGATAGCTAAATTAAGCAGTCTCATAGCGTCATCGTTTAAAGCAACGTCACGTTTAGACGCTGTTTTTGTCGCCTCTCTAGGCAAATGAATAATATTCCCTTCTATCCAGCTATCCTCAATCGCTAATATCTCGCCTGAACGCATTCCCGTCCTACATGAGAGTAAGAAAGCAACTAAAACTAATTGTGTAGCCGTAGTCGGCTTAGATACTCCGTCCCACTCGGCGGAGGCCTTAAGTAATTCTATTTCTTCGTCCGAAGCCACGCGCTCACGATGCTCAGGAGGCTTAGGCAACTTTATTCCGTCTAACGGACTTTTCTCTAGTAACTCTCTTTCTAACGCGTAGTTAATAGCTGCGTAGATTGTCGTAAATTCTCTTATCACTGTTGCCGGAGATAAATAACCGCCTTTTGGCGAAGGAGTTGTAAGACGCTCGTCTATTAAATCCTGAAAATCGTGTTTAGTCAGTTTATTTAGAGCAATACGAGCGATAGGCTTTTGAAGCAGTCTGTTTATGCGTAATGTTTCGCTACGAGCGCCCTTCTTTTTAGGTGTCTCAGTGTCTCTATATTTTTCTAGAAGTGTACCGAATAGAATTGTTGACGCTCTTTGAGCTTTATTGGCATCAAGCATTAACATAAATTCTTTAGCTTCTTTCCTTGTCTGGAAAGTCTTAGATTTCCTTTTCTTGTTTTCGTACCACTGAACTTCATACGATCCAGAAGGTTTACGCGTTACTGTCGCCAT